TCAAGGAGGTTCTGAACCAGGTAAACATTCAGTAAAAGATCATTTAATATCTTTAACTAAAAAGAAGAAACAAGTAGAAGCAGCTTTAGAAAAAGCCGTTGCTAATGTAGGTAGAGGTCAACAATTAGATCCTAATGTAGATGAAAAAGAAATAAAGCATGATTGTGCTAATCATGTTATGCATGAAAAATATGGACATGGTATATGCCTAGAAGGTGAACATACTTTACTTGAAGATGGAACAGTAACTCATTATGATGTATTTTTTAAAGAAGGAAGTAAAACAGTAAAAAATATACCAGTAAATGAATTAAACATTATTACATCTTCTCATCATGGTCATAAAAGAAGAAAAAAATAATATGAAGAAAAAAGAATTAGAAAATATTATTTTAGAGGCTTATACTGAGATTCTTTTAGAACAAGAAAATGACGATAGCTTTGATTTAGAAAAAGATTTAAAAGAGCCTAAAACTATACAATGGAAAAATATTCCTGATAATATTAAAAGAGGACTAAAGAAAACCGTAAAATATAGAGGTAGACCAGCTCCTGGTGATCCAACTAGAGATTACGTAGATCCGGAATATGAAACATATTACTATACTGTCGCATATAATAAAGTGACTGGATCTGTAAAACACCATATTATAAGACTTCCATCATTTGAAAATTTATATAATAGGTATTCTAAAATACTTAAGGATATAAAAGTACTTATGGGAAGAGATGCTGTAAAAGCAGATCAAGATGCTAAAGATCTTTTTGAATTAATGAAAACTAACTTCAGAAAACTTCAAAGTTATCTAAGGAAAAATCATCCTGAACAATATGAAAGATATAAGATGAGAAGAGTTATGCAAGAAGATATTGAAGCAGGAACAAAATTAAACGGTACCTTTGGTTCTTATTTTAGACTATTAAATGAAAGTTTATTAGATCAAATTAAAGAACAAGAACCTGAACCAGAAGAAGCTCCTGATATAGATGCGCCTAAAGATACAGTATTAGAAGACAGTACAGATAAAATTTTAAATAAATTTCCTACATTAAAAAACGCTATTGTAAAACTTCAAACAGAAGATTTTAAAGAATTTGTAGAAAGTATAGATTGGATATCTCCAAGACCAACATCTTTTAGAATAAATCTTAAAAATGGACAAGACTACATACTAAAATGGATGGGAGAAGGTTTTCAAGCTCAGATAATGGGTAAAAGATATTACTTAAATACTATAAACGACTATCAACAGGCTTTAGATAAATTAGAGGTTCTCTACAGACAATCACCTTTATCAAATCCAGCTGGTGAAGAAGGAGAAGGAGCAGATGATGACTTTGGATCAGCAGACACAGGAGGAGGAGACTTTCCTGGAGCTGATGCAGGTACTGGAGCAGGTAGTGACTTAGATACACCTGATGCTGGAGGAGAAGAAGGAGGAGCAGATCTAACGGATGAACCTATCGATTTTGAAGCTGGAGAAGAACCTGAAGCATAATGGACGTAATAGATAAATTATATACTGAATGGGCATGGAGAACTAAGACTGGAACGCCCGTTATCGATAACCCTGAAGATAAAGCTATATTAGATAACTTAATATATGAACTTACAGAGGAATCTGATATAGAAGATATCAAAAAAAACCTTTTGAATATAATTCAAAATATAAACGATCCTTCTGAGCTCACTAAAATATCTAAGTATGCATCTAATTTAGGTTTTGGTAAATCTATAGACTCACATTTAGAATCTAAAAACTTATCTCGTAAAGATATAATCTTTTTTAAGTCTCTATTATCAGATATGGGTAAAACCGGTGCATTTGCTGATATAGTAAAAAACCTACCAAATTTAAAAATAGATTTTGATGAAGAAACAGGAGTAGGAACAGGTAATTATTTTAACCAAATTAAAGGTTTTGAAGATAGTGAATTAAAAGACCTATATTCTGATATGAAAGATTCTATTAAAGGAACAGTATCAATGGGTCCTGGAGAAGCCTTTCTTTCAGTATTTTTTGGTAACGTTTCTAAAGCCGAAGGAGGAGGAGATTTAAAAATAGGAGAACAAGATGTAGAACTAAAATCTAGAACAGGCAGTACAGGAGCATTAGTCGCTCCTAGTTATGTAGTTAGAGGTAAATCTGAAGGTATAAAGAACGATCTAGTAGCACTTGTTAAGAAGTTTAATCTTGAACCAGAGCAAGAAAAAGACTTAATAGACTACATACTACCTAAAGGAACTGCCTGGACAGACAAAATAAATATTATATACCAAAAATTAATACAAGCAGGTGTAGATGCAAAAAAAGCATCGTCTGAACTTTCTAAAGAAATATCAACTTGGTATAAAAAGAAACTACCTCTCGATGTATCAGCATTTTTTAGTGATCAAGAATTTAAGTCAAATGAGTTTGTAAATTCTCTAGCAAAACAGCTTGGAAGAGATTATTTCAAAGAACATAATTTTGATGCATTAATGATTTCAGATAATATCGGGAACTTTAAATACTATAGCGGAAATCAGTTTGTTGATGCTATGGGAGATGGAATTACTGTAGCAAAACCTTCAGATCTAGTTCCTAGAGTAAAGGTATAGAAATAAGTTATGGCACAAGACATAAAAAAAATAATCGCACAAGAATATCTTAAGTGCGCTAAAGATCCGGCATACTTTATGAGAAAGTATTGCTATATTCAACATCCTACCAGAGGAAGAATACTTTTTAATTTATATCCTTTTCAAGATAAAATACTACATTTATTTAAAGATAATCAATATAATATTGTCTTAAAATCAAGACAATTAGGTATATCAACATTATCAGCTGCTTATTCTCTATGGTTAATGATTTTTCATAAAGATAAAAACGTACTAGCATTAGCAACTACTCAAGCAACAGCTAGAAACTTAGTTACTAAAGTAATTTTTATGTACGACCAATTACCTAAATGGTTAAGATTACCTCATGTAGAAAAAAATAAATTATCATTAAGGTTAAAAAATGGTTCAAGGATAGCTGCTAAATCATCAAATACTGATGCTGCAAGATCAGAAGCAGTATCCTTACTATTAATAGATGAGGCAGCTTTTATAGATAATATTGATGAAACGTTTACTGCTGCTCAACAAACCTTAGCTACTGGTGGACAATGTTTAGCTTTATCTACTCCCAACGGTGTTGGTAACTGGTTTCATTTAACTTGGGAAAAAGCAGTTACAAAAGAAAATAGTTTTTGTCCTATAAGATTACCTTGGACTGTACACCCTGAAAGAAATCAAGAATGGAGAGACCAACAAGACTCAGACCTTGGACCTAGAATGGCTGGTCAAGAGTGCGATTGTGACTTTTTAGCTTCAGGAGATACTGTGTTTGAACCAGAAGATATGACTTATTACGAGCAAACATATGAAAAAGACCCAATGGAAAGAAGAGGAGTAGACGGTAACTTATGGATTTGGGAACAGGCTGATTATACAAAGTCTTATATGGTATGTGCTGATGTAGCTAGAGGAGATTCAACTGATTATTCAGCTTTTCATGTATTTGATATAGATCAATGTGTTCAAGTTGCAGAGTATAAAGGTAAAATTTCTCCTAAAGATTTTGGTAATGTATTAGTAGCTATAGCATCTGAATACAACGACGCACTTTTAGTAGTAGAAAACGCTAATATAGGATGGGCTACTATAGAACAGATAATGGAAAGAGAATATAGAAACCTATATTACAGTCCTACTAATCAAATGGATACTGTAGAATCATATATGCATAAATATGAAAGAGATAAACTAGTACCAGGATTTACTATGTCAGTTAGAACTAGACCTTTAGTAGTAGCAAAGATGATAGAATACGTTAGAGAGAAAGGTGTAACTTTTCAATCTAAAAGACTTTTACAGGAAATGAGGGTTTTTATATGGAAAAATGGAAAAGCACAAGCTCAAGATCGTTATAACGACGATTTACTTATGGCATGTGCAACGGCTCTATATGTTAGAGATACTGCATTAAGATTAAGACAGCAAGGAATGGACTTAGCTAGAGCTCAATTATCTTCGTTTTCTAATTTAAATGCTAAAAACAAAGCAATTATAAAAACAGTTGGAAATAAGACAGAAAATCCTTATCTTATAAAGACGCCAGGTGGTCAAGAAGATATATCCTGGTTACTAAAATAGAATTGACTATTTATATATATAAATTTAAACTATAATGGCAGATACATCATTATTTGGTAGACTAAAAAGATTATTTTCTAACGATATAGTTGTTAGGAATGTTGGAGGTAACGAGCTTAAAATAGCAGATGTAAACCAAATCCAAACCACAGGTAGATACCAGACTAACTCATTAATTGATAGATTTAGTAGATTATACATTTACAACAATAAAAATATTTTTAATCCTAATTTAAACTATCAAACATTAAGAATACAGCTTTATTCGGATTATGAAGCTATGGATACAGATCCAATTATAGCATCAGCATTAGATATTATAGCTGATGAATCAACAGTAAAAAATGATCAGAATGAAATATTAGCAATTAAATCATCTGATGAAAATATTCAAAGAGTTCTTTATAACTTATTTTACGATGTTTTAAATATAGAATTTAATCTTTGGTCTTGGACTCGTAATATGTGTAAGTATGGAGACTTTTTCTTAAAGTTAGAAATAGCTGAAAAGTTCGGAGTATATAACGTACTACCGTATACAGTTTACCACATGGTAAGAAGAGAAGGAGAAGATCCTGAAAATCCTGCTAAAGTAATTTTTCAACTAGACCCAGACGGTTTAGCTTCTTCTCAACATCCTAATTATCTACCAAAAAGAAAAAATGATAGAAAAGTAGTTGAATTCGATAATTACGAAGTAGCTCATTTTAGGTTAATATCTGATACTTCTTATTTACCTTATGGTAGATCATATTTAGAACCAGCTAGAAAAATATTTAAACAAGTTACTTTGATGGAGGATGCTATGTTAATACATAGAATTATGAGAGCTCCGGAAAAGAGAATGTTCTATATTAACGTAGGAAATGTACCTCCAAACGAAGTTGAACAGTTTATGCAAAAGACTATTAATCAAATGAAAAAAACTCCTCATATTGATAAAAATGGTCAGTATAATTTAAAATTCAACATTCAGAATATGATGGAAGATTTCTATCTACCAGTAAGAGGAGGAGATTCTGCTACTAGGATAGAAACTACTAAAGGATTAGAGTATGACGGTACAAATGATGTAGGATATTTACAAGCTAAGATGTTTGCTGCTCTAAAAATTCCAAAAGCATATTTTGGATATGAAGGAGATCTTCAAGGTAAAGCTACATTAGCTGCAGAAGATATTAGATTTGCTAGAACGGTAGAAAGAATTCAAAGAATAATGGAATCTGAGCTTACTAAAATAGCATTAGTACATTTATATTCTCAAGGATTTACTGGAGAAAGTTTAACTAATTTCGAAATTAAATTAACTACTCCGTCTATTATATTCGAACAAGAAAAAATAGCTTTACTCAAAGAAAAGATTGATTTAGCAAATCAAATGAAAGATACCAAACTATTCTCTTCAGATCATATTTACGAAAAGATATTTGATATGTCAGAAGATCAGTATAATGAAATGAGAGATCTAGTTAGAGAAGATTCTAAGAGAATGTTTAGACTAGCTCAAATAGAAGGCGAAGGAAACGATCCAGCTAAATCAGGTACTACTTACGGTACACCTCATGACTTAGCTTCGATGTATGGTAGAAGATCTACTTCTACACCTAAAGGAGCCGGACCTGATGAAGTGCCGATGGGCTATGAAGAGATACCTAAACATGGAGAACCAGGACCCGAAGGAGGTAGACCTAGAGAAAAAATGTCAGTTTATGGAACTAACGACAATCCTGTAGGAGGCAGAGATCCACTAGGTCAACATGGTATGAAAGGTGGTTATCCATCAGATAACGACAACGTTATGGAAAATACGTCTACTCAGACAGTTTACCTACAAAATAAAGAGGATTTGAAAAATATAGTCTTTAAAAAATCTAAAGAGGCCGAAAGCAACCTTCTGAAAGAAGATAATATTAAAGATTTAGGTAACTAATACATATTTATAATAGTAAACGTATATAATGAAAATAAAGCATTCAAAGTATCGTAATACTGGACTTATATTTGAGTTGCTAGTTAAACAAATAGCAGCAGATACCCTGGATAATAAAGATTCAAACGCTATAGGTATATTAAAAACATACTTTAGTAACAAAACATCTTTAGCTAAGGAGTATAAATTATATGAATTCGTATTAAAAAATAGCAAGCTTACTCAAAGTAAAGCAGAGGCTGTTCTATCAACGATTACTGAGGTTTCAAGAAAATTAAGTCAAGATACGCTTAAAAGCCAGAAGTACCAATTGATATCTGAAATTAAGAAACATTACGACTTAGATGAGTTTTTCGGTATGGAAGTTAGAGATTACAAGGCTTTAGCTGCTTTATATTGTTTATTAGAAGCTCAAAATAATTCTGAGATAGTTGATCCTAAAATATTAGTAGAAAATAAATTTACTATATTAGAACATTTAACATCTAATCCTCAAGAATTAGAAGCTGTAAAAGATAGTTTAATAGAAGATTACAGTAAGTATGATAAAGATTTAAAAATGCTTACTTTTAAAATACTATTAGAGAAATTCAATAATAAGTATAAAGATCTTCTTCCTGAACAAAAAAATATTCTTAAAGAATTTATTACATCAGTAAATTCTAATAGAAGACTTTTTAACTTAGTTAATAAAGAATTAGATAATATTCTTAAAGAAGTTAATTCTTTGATAAAAAAAGTTAAAGACGACGTAGTAAAAATAAAATTACAAGAAGTAGTTAGAGGTATTAAACCTTTAAAAAAGAGTGAAAAAGTAAATGATACTCATCTTGTAAATTTAATGCAATATTACGATCTAGTTAATGAGTTAAAAAACTTATGACAAGATCTGATATAGTAAAATTAGTAAGAGAAGTTCTTCAAGAGTTACAAGAAGCTAATGTAACAGGCGGAGGAGCATCGTTTACTCCTGGTGAAGGAGAGCAATATGCAACACCATTTGCTTTTGGCAAAGGTAAAAGAGCAAAAAAAAGTTTAACCAAATTAGGTTTCAAGCAGGTAAGCCGTCCTAAGCGGCCATACTCAACTAAACTATATGACTATTTATAGACATGAGACAAGTAACAGCAACAGAAAAGTATAGAGCCGTTTTAGAAGGCAAAATGGCTAAGAGAGAGTTTGTTAGACAAATGAGACAACAACACCCTCAACATATTACTCAATTTAATGGATTTGACGACTCAGTTCAAATACTTAAAAACAGAGGTTTACTATTTGAATCTAAACCTACCCAAGTAAAGATTTATGATGAAAGACCTGCTTTAAATTACTCTTTAGATGCCTTAGATAGAGGAATTAGAGCTGAATTAGGTGCTATGGGAATAGAACTAGGAACCGTATTCAATAGAATAAATCCAGAAGACTTTTTAAAAGCTGAAAAAAAAGCAAAAGATAATTTAGAAAAAAATCCTACTCATTACTTAGACTTAATTGCTGGAGAATCTGATAATGTAGATAAACATGATAAAGATATCGAAGTAAAAAGAGGAGAAGGTAAAGTAGATGTATTTAACGGACTTAAAAAAGCTGATCTAAGAGAAGCTAAAGTAATGCTTAAAGAAGGTAGATTAGAAGATTTAGCAAAGAGATTAGGAGTTCCTGTTGATAAACTTAAAGCAGCAGCTGATAAGATTAGAGACATGGAAAGAGAAAAAGCTCAAAGAGATGCTTTAAAAGTAGCTAAAATGGAAGATGTACTAGATGAAGTTGAAGTTGAAGAGGAAGTACAGGTTAATGAGACTCCTATCTTGAAAGAAGTATTAGCATCTGCTATAGGAAAGATAAGAGAAAAATACGGTGAAATACCAGGTATCAATGGACTTATAAAAGATTTTATTAAAACTCATGCTAAAGATATTATGGATGGAGCAGATCCGATAATCGAGTTTGATAATTTTGTAGAACAAAATTACGATAGAATAGATGAAGCTGATAAAGACGATTTAACTCCTCTCCAAAAACATGTTTATAATTACGAAAAAGATATTAGTGGACATGAAGAAGCAGAAAACTTTTTAGACGATATCAAAAAATTAAAAACACCAGACGATGTTCACGATTACTATGCTAATGAAAGAGGATGGGAAGGTGATAAAGATTTAGCAGACGATTTAGATAATATTTACAATCAAGTAAAAGATAAGTTTAATGAAGCAATGTATGATGAGTTTGGTGATGACCCAAAAAAACCTCTAAAAGAAAAAAAGAAAGACCATGATGGTGATGGTGATATCGACTCAGATGATTACTTAGCCGCAAAAGATAAGGCTATCAAAAAAGCTATGGGTAAGGATAAAGAAGCAAATGAACAATTCAAACCTAAGAGGCTTAAAAAAGTTACTGTTGGTGGAAAGACATACGAAAAAGGAGAATTAGATCCTGACGACGATGGTAAAATTCTTCGTATAGAAAAATTTCCTAACGGGTATTTTATAACGGCATCTACTGGAAGAGAAGGATACGGATATGCTATAGACCTTAAAGGTAATGAAATAGATGAAGATGACTTAGAAGGAATGGATGATTATTATAATGAAGATAAATATAAAAAAGCTGGAGCAAATGTAGATGAAGAATTAGATTTACCTCAATCAGCTTTAACTAGAATAAATACAGATATTAAAAATCCTAAGACTATGGCTCAATCTATATTACAGTATATAGATGCAGTTGATGATAAAGAGGATCCTAGTTTATTTAAAAATCAAAAATTAGCTAGAGCATTAGATATGCTAAAAGATTTAGCTGATGACCCTACTCAAGGTTTCGACAAGGATATCGATAAAGCAGTAAGTAAAGGAAAACTTAGAACAGGTGATATTGGTATTGATGAAGCGATTAAAAAATTAATAAAGAAAGTATTAAAAGAAGATACTCTTAATGAAGCAGCAACTAACTCATTAGCAGCATTGGCTGATAGTTATGGAGGATTTAAAGGTATGCAAGTAATACTTAATGACTTAGAAAATATCGTTACTGATATTGAATCTTATCATGCTCGTACTCAAGAAAAACTACAATCAGTATTTAATAAAGTAGGACAAGTAGAAAACGAAGAAGGCTTAAAAGTAGGAGGATTTTTAGCTCCAGCTATAGAAGCTGCTTTTGTTAAAGATCTTAGACCTGTAACTAGAAAAGGATATATGAAAGGAGTAGATATTCCTAAAGTACAATTCTTGCCGAAAGACGTAAAAACTCCTAGTATGGAGGAAACACCTAAAAGAACAGTATTCGGACCTAACGAAAATAATAAATAATATGGCACAACTATTAGTAGACGTAACTCCATTTAAACCTACCATTAGAGAAGCTAAAGGTAGACCTGGAGTATTTGAAGTCGAAGGAGTAATGCAAAGAGCTACTGCTGAAAATCAAAACGGTAGGGTATATAGTAAAGAACTGTTACAAAGAGAAGCAAAAAAATATGTAGAAGAATTTGTAAAAAGAGGAAATGCATTTGGAGAATTAGATCATCCTGAAACTCCAGTAGTATCTCTAAAAAATGCTTCGCATATTGTAAAAGAACTATATTGGAAAGGTAATGACTTAATGGGCAAAGTTGAGTTATTAAATACACCTGCTGGTAATATAGTAAAGGAAATTATTAAAGCTGGTCATACGATAGGAATCTCTTCAAGAGGTACTGGATCAGTACAACAGACTAATGAAGGAACATTAGAAGTACAACCTGACTTTGAATTAGTTTGTTGGGACTTCGTATCTAATCCTTCAACTCATGGTGCATTTATGAACCCTGTATCGTTAAATGAAGGAAAAGCTAAAGTATCTAAATACAATAGCCTAAATTCTATTATTAACGATATATTAAGGGCATAATGAAACTTTCACAAATTTTATTAGAAGACGAAACTGACGAACTCGGAGCAGAATTACAAGATGCTTTTGAAGAAGAGTTAGAAGATGGAGAGTTAAATGAGGCTTTACCTGTTTTAGGGGTATTAAGCTGGGCTCTTGCATCTAATACAGTTTTAGATATTTTAGGTAAATACGTTGGAAAAGCTTTAAAAAAATTTAAATTTGATAAAGCGGCTGATAAAGCAACTGCTATAGGTAAATGGGCTCATGAAAATGAAAAAA